CTTCCCAGCCTGAAATGGTTGACAATTAAGTTCAACGCGAATAACGGCAGTGCCTCTAAAATATCTATAACCCTCCAACTTGCTTTGCCAAAGCGGATTCGTATCGAGAATATTCTCGATGGCAAAATCCTGTAGTTGCCCATTAGCAGCAGTAGACGTAGTCCATGCTGCACTAGTAACAATTGCAGGTTTCGCTAAAAACATGGCGATAGTTGCAGAGTCAGAAACTAAATGTGTTGTTGGAGCAAATAAATCCTCTCTTCCTTCATTGATGGTTACAATCGCATCTTCAGAAAAAGTGGTAGTTTCACCAGCAACTTCTACTTGTTTGACCTCTTCGGTCGTATGATTTTGTTTTTGTTCAGCAAGTTTAAGTACTGCTCACACGATTAACTCAAACTCGAATGAGAGGAAGACTTCTAGGTATTGGGGATTACCCGCCCCACCTTGGAGTTTTAATTCTAAATAGAAAAGGGCTGACTATTTCCAATGCTCTACTTGGTGTTACTGTCTTCTTCCAGACCAAGCGACTATATTGGAAAATAATACGTAGGACACGTCAAATCCTACGGGCGATATTTAACGAGCAACCATGCTCAAAAAGAAGTTTAAAAATATGCCAACCCTTCCTGTGCACTAAAAGCAACAGAAAAGAATTGGTTTCTTGGGACATAGCCAAAGAGGCTTATAGATGCTCTGGTGATACGTTCGGCATCTCTGTCGAAAACCTCCTTACCATGTTGAGCCAGCTCGGCTAAAACGCATTCAATGCGCAACTTCATTTCAGCATCGGCTGAGCCTTTCTTCTGCCAAGATAAGGTCTCGTGAAGAACAGAAATATCTAGAGGGCACGTGGTCTTTCCTCTATACTTCCCAAAAGATCTCTTTAGAAAAGAAATCTCGCTTATTTTTCTGTTCTCTACCACTTTACCATCCTTGGACTCATTCGTGTACGTCATACCAATGGATGATTCAGCTATGCGTTCTAGTGCTTGCTGTCCAAAAATGTGTGTATCTTTGGGGTTAAGCCCAATAATATTGTCATCTCCAAAAACGGAGAATCGTGTACGAAGAAAAATCTCCTCAAAGGTCTCAGTGTTATCGGTCGAATCATAATTAATCAACCCCATGTACGCTATCATGAGGAGATTCGCAACACTATTAAAACAGCTAGTCAACGGCTGTCCAGAGGGATTGCCACCAATGAACTCATAGACAATACCATTTGACAAGTGGAGAGAATTGACAATTTCTAACCAAAGAATGGCTCTAACTTTCCTATCCTCAGGGGTCGAATTGTGATAAAACATTTCGACAATTTTCAAAACCTCATAACCTATCGGAACAGGAATTCTAGCATCGTAAGAGGAATAATCTCCTGCTGTAAAAACAGTTTCCTTGTTTGGGGTCATATATTTCTCCAAAATCCCCCATTCTTCATATGGATTTATGCCAATAGCTATACCATTGGCAATTCTGTTGGCACAGATGTGGCGAATGAAATCACCAAAATACATTTTCATTGCAATCAACAAATCCATACCACAAGCCATAAATTGACGAGTCTTGCCTTCTTCGACTTTCTCAACAGGGCGCCTCTCATCTTTCAAATAATCTACAAAAATATGTACACCTCTGATGCCATTCTTGGCATCTTGAACTACTTTTTCTACATTTTCTTTAAGCTGGATGGCAAACTGCGTGTTCAAGTCAGGCTTGCCTTCTGAGCCGAGCCATTTGGTTTTCCCTTTGCTCTTGTTTTCCAACACATAGGGATAACCTGGTGATGTGCTTCTATTAACAGCATCAACAAAATCAACGCCATCAATTCCACACACTGCTTCTTCAAATGAAAACACTCGTGGTTTCCAAGGAGCAGGAACATTCTCAGCCAACACTAATGAAGCTACAAGAGGTGTCAAATACTCAAGACAACCACTATCTACAAAAACTTCATCGTGAGCATACTTGGCTCGTGCCTTATTAGCAGGATCGACGCCATCGAATGGCCTAAGATGTGCCGGTTTGGTGGTTGTTGGCCAGAGAGAACCACTAAAAATACTTGGTTCTATCTTCGTTTCACTTGGAACTCGTGGTTGCTGAGTTTCAAATAACGCATTAAAGTCATCAAAGGAAACCATCTCACACTCAAAAGATTCTTCCTTCAAGAAGAGATCCTTTCCTCGTACTGTGTTGTCTACATGCTGGCGAGTCAAATATGTACCTATGGTCACTTTGGATTTGCCATTGGTGCTACCAGCAGTATGAAACCCCAGAATGGTTGGACGACCAAGTCTAGGATCAATCGTCATAAGTAAAGATCCGCAATCTCCCCTTTCTGTTGGGGCTGCATAAACCAATCCTTGGGCATAAACTTGAATTGGTTGATGGTCTTCATTCACAACTTCTGAAAAATAAACTGTTTTCTTGTGATCAATCGTAACGTCTGGAAGCATGAAAACAAGTTCTCCTGCTCTCTCAACAACCATCATAGAAGAATAGCGCTCTCCATCGCGTAATTTCTTCTCATCAACAAAATAATCCGTAATGTTTGCGTGAACTCTACACTTCGTTTCACTGATTTCCATAAAAATATAATCACTACGAACCAATCCTTCCTCAAAGTTCCAATCGTACTCTACAACATCGGACATCCAATCCAAGACGATAGCGGAACGCTTAGTGAAAGGATTGCGAAGCACTATCTTGAGTGCTCTTCCTTCTTCAAGCTCTGCAGCCATTGCATCGATCTGCAGTTGAAAGTGACGAGGCATCACCATTATACGATCGGCGATGAAAGTCACCCAACCAAAATTTTGAGTGGGGTCTTCACCCCCAATGAGATACATATTTCTCTTCAACACCTTCAAATATGGTGCCAATTTAGAATCTCCAGATTGAATAGAAATGGTGGAAGTCTTGGGCGCAGCCTTATTCACACGTTTAATTGGTCTGCTTCTAGCCTTAAGTTTCCTAGACGTGTTTGTCTTCTTTTTGGCTTCATTCTTTGAATTTCCACTTTCCATGAATGAGTCAGTAGCTGACGTAGTGCTCAATACTCTTGATACAGCAAAGCTCAATCCTACAACTGTACCTATTACACCAAACACTTTGCTAAGCGCAGCAAACTGATCAGAATCAATCCTTGCCTTTGTTCCATAAAAACGAATACCTTGGGAAACATCATGAATGATTCCTTTCATAGACGATAAAAACTCATCTTTTGAAGGAACCTTCATTTCGGGCTTGAATTGAGGACGTGGGTTCTCTTTCATAAATTTGTGAAACTCCAACATCTTGTTTCCCTTATTGGTGACATCGTTGAATCGCTTCTCAGCATAATCCAACAATTCCCAAAAGCCCAAAGTAGGCTTGCCTTCCAAGCGACATCCTTTAACAAAGTCCCATGGAATAAATTCTGCAACTTCAAGAGCAACAAAAGAAGATATATCATCCTCTTCTTCAGGATAAACTGATCGGACTTTCTCTATGTCCAACCTCCTTGCCCAAATAGAATCATCAACTGCTTGTCTACAAAATTCCCTTTTGGGAACCTGTATGTAAGCAAGATCAAATCTTCTCGCAACCGCTTCAGATGAAGTCAAGCCTTGGAAATAAAGCTGCTGCAAATTCGTGGTAGCAAAAATAAGTTTGGGCACTGCATAATTTCTCTGTTTGTCCTCCAAGGCTGCAAAATGCAAATGATACGGAGCAACGTTCTTCAAACGGATCATCTCAAATGCATCAGCGCTAGGTGCGCCAACAGCATCCTTCATTTGTCCGAAGTCGTCGTAAATTATTGCAACGTTTCGCATCTTGTATCCATCCCAGAATTCATTCTCGTTCGCACGGAAAAACATGAAATCATTGTGATTGTTTCTAAATTGTTCCTTCTTGTCCTCTGGCAAAATCCTTGACATTAAAGCCAACAAAAACGGAACTGTGAAGGTACTCTTTCCAACACCAGTTGGACCACCGATCAAAATAGCAAGTGGTTCTACTCGGGGTCCATTATTTGGATTCACATACTTTAAACAATATTGCATGACAGGTGTGAACTTCTTCAATAAGTACTGAAGTTTTTCTTTCTGTCTTGCAGTAACTGTCTTCCTTTTCTCATAAAGATGGTTTTCAATTTCATTCACGAATACTGAAACCCTATCTGCAAAGTGATAATCATCAATACTGCCAGTGGAATATTGTTTCCAAATGGCCTTTGCTTCAAGTTGAATGTCGTTCATTAGCTCATCCTCCTTGAATAAATAAGGAATTTTAATTTCAAATACTTCAAAGATAAATTCGGCTATTTCAGCACAAATCTCTTCAAAAAAGGCTAGAGAAAATGAGGCGTTTCCTGCACGCTTCTTAATCTCGTATAACGTTGATGTCATCTGAGTCCAATCTGCTTCACTAACTACACTAGCAAAATGCTTCAAATATATAACTGACATCATTGATTGCCAAGGAACATTCATTTCACACTGAAATTCCTTTGCATCATAGAACTGATCTTGTTCAGCCCCTAAAAAGAGCAAAACTATTTCTTCTAAAGCAGGATTAATTAACTTCAGAAAGACTTTAAGAAAGCCGAGAACAATGTTCCAAGCTTTACCAGAAAAATCCATTGCAGTTCTCAAAGCGAAAGATACTTTTTCCGTCAATCCAACATCAATGTTGTGATTAACCTGCACATTTGTGGTGGCGTGTATAAACTTATCAACAAGTGAATTAAAAAAATTCCTTGTCTCATCATCAACACCAACTTTACCATCAAACATGCCTTGAGGGAGAAAATTTGCGTTTTTGAATCTCCTCTCTATGTCTCTTTTAACTGTTTTCTTTTTCTCAGTTTTACGCTCAACACTCTCAAGAACTTTAGAAATGCTTGAAGACCTCTTATGGGTCGACACGAAATCTTCAAGTTTTTCCATATTCTTAAGATACTGGACTACAGTATTTGGTCCAGGATTAGGTTCTATCCCAACCAAAATAGGTTGGGGCACAAGCTTCTCCTTGATCCAGAAATAAAGTTGACGAACAAACATTACAACACAGAAAATAACTGGAATAAGGAGATTCAAAGAGAAAACTATCAATGGAAAGTAAATAATATCGAACCACTTCCAGCCAAAGACCATCATGAAAGCAAATATATTCATTGGTCCTGGATTTGGTTCAATCCCAACAAGATCTTCCCTACTGAAGAATGTCGTCCCATAGAGTAACTGACTCTTAAAGGAAATGTTGAGACTCAATTGGTAGCACAAAGGCCTTACATGCGCAAAATTCTGACGCGCAAATCTGAAAATCCAAAAATCTTCCCTTGTTTCACATTCTTCTTCAAGAAAGAATTCATTAAATTCTGTCATTGGAGAGCGAACCAATTTTTCAACCATGGTACGTTGAATGACAACAAGTCTCTTCATGATGCTTTCTGGTGACATATTACGAAGAGAATTCAAGTTGCAAACTTGCTTAACATATTCATGGGAAATAACTCCCACTTGGCGTACTTTGCCGCCATTGACTACAACAGTCTTCTTTATTTTCCTCTTCAAATTGTTCATTGCGAGTGTGACCCTTTTAGAAGTACACAGAACACATTCGCATTGATATGAACCAAGAATACTCTTGATTCTTTCACCAGTTGTCATCGGACAGAAGGAATCTCTAGCCTTCTGTTCAGTATATAGCTGAATTATCTCCTCGTTTCCGAGGGCTCTAATAAGAGCAGAGTTGTTTTGTGGGAGGGAAGTGGTATTTCCCTGAACGGTAGTAGCATCATTCGTCATCATATTGATTCCTGATATAGCCATTGCTATCCGTAAGGTGGATTGCGTTCCGGCTCGGACGGTAACCTCCCCTTATTTCATTCATTATCTGCGAATAAAGGTAAACAGGTGTTTTGATTTACAAGATCCCGGCTTATGGGCCCAGGAACTTGAGATTTTTACTTGACTACCAAGTGCCATGTTTTTATCGAGTCCAGGCAACTCTATTGCATTTGATGTATTAAACGCAAAAACTTTGCTTTTGAAGCATCTCCTCTACCACCGAGGAAATACAAAGATAAGCATATAACTTAAGGTATTTCTAGTTTTACCTCAAAACTATTCCACTCAATCTGGGAATATAGATGTCACGACTGGGTGATCACCGCTCCTCTAATTAAATAGAGGACATGTTTTTGTTTAGAAAGGCTTGGGCTAATGTGTGCATCAAGGCGTTTTACGCCAGCCATACCCATTTAATCAAATTTTTGTTTTTGTATTTTTCCTTAGGATCGAGGACAAATTGATAAATAACATCCCTAGGTAGCATTCCACTTGCATTAGGATACTTTCCTATGATGTTCTGTCGACAGTACGGATCGTCATTCACGACGCATGCAATTCACGTACACAAATATCGAACGATCGTGAGTCAACTCAAGATCCTTTTTCCATGGTGGGTTACAC